TTTGAATTTGTTAATATAAATTAAAATCAAAACTCTTTTTATATAGTCATGCTTTAAAATAATGCCAATTGGCACTTGTATGCGGAATATCACCATAACCTAGTATTATCTGGGAAGCTTTTCTATATCACGGGAATCCAAGTACCTTATAGGCAGTTATCTTAAATTATTCATCTTCTGGCTCTATGCCAAAATAATCACATAGAACAAGATAAGTGGCATACTTCTTAGCACCTTTTTTTGATGAAGAGAGTGCTGTTTTTTGAATTGACCAGCTTCGAACATAGCAGGTGCATGACCACCAATACTCACCATCATCATACACTTGTTCATCAGGAATATCGTATTGTGGTATGGAACATCTCCCACTTTCAGCTAATTCTTTTAGTGTGCTGACTGCATTATCCTGAGTTAAGTTTTCTTTAAGCTCATCCATGCCATCTTCTACATCTTGAAGTTGATCATCAATTTGAAGCATGAATTCTACTGAATTTTGAAGCTCATCTGGATCCCAATCACTGTCAATTGCGATTGCACCAAGTATAGCTTCGAATAAATCAGCTTTAACTTTTTCTTGAGTCCATACCTTGTTATCGATATCGCTTTGTCCCAAGTACATCATTGACTTGAAACCTAACTCTTCAATCCTTCTAGCAAGATTCGAATTGCTTACAATTTCCTTTTTCAGTTCAGTAAAGTCTTGCTCGTTTCGATGAGCCTTAATGCAATATTCATCGTTATCTTCTTGCTCATAATATGTATCCGTTTGAGATTTGAAAAATCCATATCTTTCAGCGATGACTTTGGTTACATAAAAATCCAAAACTCGATCGCCTAAGAACTCTAAAACCTCATTGTTTTCCCCACCATATTCAGCTGAATACGACTTTCTTGTGAAAGCTTGAAGCAACAAATCTGTGTTCTTAAAATAGTAACTACATTTCCTTTGTACATCATCGATGTGTTCTTTTAAATCCTTCATTTGATTTCCTCCTATGATTTGTCCGAGAAAATAAAAAAGACCTCCCGATAGAATAGGCATACTCCTGCATAGGTACACTTATCCCTTTAATAGGTCTTATTAAATCAAAATAGTACTTGTAAGACTTTAAGCATATTAACTCCCGCTTCCCGAAATAGTTAATATACAAATCGCGTTACTCAATTACTTTGAGGAAATAATTCCCTTACCTTATTGGACTACCTTTAATATACAATAAAAATGTCTATTTGTCTACATCTCTATATTGAAAAAAGCCTCGTTGTTGAGGCTGTTTAACGTTAAATGATAATTTCTCGCCCATTTTTAAACTTGAACTTAATCTTATTGTCTTTGTTTACGACTGCTTCGTTTACCATCGTATTCCAAAGAATTGGTTCAAACTCTTGGATGAATGATTGCTTGTGCTTGATCTCCTTTACGAAAGATTTCATCGCTTCTGCTTTTTGGCTTTTCAGTTCTCGTTCAATCAATGTATCATCGAGTTGAACTTTGAGAGTTTCAAACTTCTCCAGGTGTGTGTTATATCGTTTCATGTAATCATCCTGATTTTGAGCCCTTGATGTGTTGTCCTTAATCAACCCTTCAATAAGAAGCTTAAGATCGGATATCTCGTTATTCAAGCTCTCTATTTTGCTATCAATTTCCGAGGTATCTGTGAGCACTGTGATGAGCTCATTTGTATCTTCAATCAGTTCTTTCTTGTTCATCATCACTTGATTGTATGCTTGTACGAACCTTTCATTGATTGATTCTTTGGATAGGCTTGGCGTATCACATTTGTTGATGAATTTCTTATTGCATTGCATCATGACTTTACGATGTGGTGTGTTGGAATGCCAAACTTTAGTGCCATAAAAGTGTCCACAGCAACCACAGATCAATCTTGATGAATATGGATTAATCGTTGAATATGCATATTTAAATCTATCTCTACTTGAGAGTTCTTCTTTCACAAGATTCCATTCTTCTTTATCAATGATGCCTGGATGACTATTCTCAACATAATATTGAGTCAGCACACCATTGTTCTTCTTGACGGTGTGCTCGAGGTAATTCTCAACATACCCCTTTTGAAGGAGTGCATCACCCTTATATTTTTCGTTGGTCAGTATTGAGGTAATATTCAATGTAGTCCATGCTGTTTTCTTAGATGGTTTGGAATAGTTGTTTTTATTGAGAAACTCTGCAATCGCTGACCTTGACCACCCATCTCTAAGAAATAACCTGTAAATAAGTTTGACAATCTCGGCTTCATTCTTATTGATGACGATTTTACCATCTACCTTGTCATAGCCTAAGAAATTCTTATAAGGCATCTTTACCTTGCCTTCTTTGTAACCCCAACGGATGCCCATCTTCACATTCTCGCTAATGCTTCTACTTTCTTCTTGAGCAATCGCAGCGAGCATCGACAGCACCATCTCACTTTTAGAGTCAAAGGTCCATAAATTTTCTTTTTCAAAGTAGACCTCAACACCTGCAGTTTTCAACTTTCTTATGTGAGTGATGGTATCAAGCGTATTTCTTGCGAAGCGTGAGATGGACTTGGTAATAATGAGGTTAATCTTTCCTTCAAGGGCATCTTTGATCATCAGATTGAAACTTGCTCTGCGTTTGGTACTAGTTCCTGAAATGCCTTCATCAGCATAGACGTTAACGTAATCCCAGTCAACTCTATCTTGAATGAAATCTTTGTAGTACTTAACCTGTGCTTCATAAGAACTATACTGCTCATCGGAGTCCGTTGAGACACGAGCATAAGCTGCAACCTTTCTCCGTTCCGATGAATTGATACTTTGTAGTGTTAGTGGGTTGATGGTTGATGGTATGACTCTAACTTTTCCCATGTTAATTCTCTCCTATTTTCATTTGTTTTCTTTGTGTTTTGTCTTGCTTTCTCTTTCATTTCAGGTGTCCATGAGTCTTTTCTTGATATCTCTTTCCATGTGATTTCATCAACGGTACCATTTATTAAATGAAGTTCTATCTTGTTGTCCTTCTGGGCGACCATGTAATTGACCTTCTTGTTAAACTTTCTTTCATCAAATGATGTTGTACCTAAATACTCATTTATTGTTTCATATAGACTTTTTTCTGGGATTCGTCTTGATTCACTACAGAATGCTTTACCTTGAGTGTTATACGTCGTACAAATCCAGAAATCGTGCTTCGGTGTCGTCTTGTGTTGATAGCCACATCCACAACATCCACATTTAATCTTGTTCGTGAATGGATAGGCATTTGTAGTTCTTTTCACATTCGTTTTGAATCGATTTGCTCTTTGATTTCGAATAGTCTGAGCTTCTTTGAATGTTTCTTTACTGATGATGGGCTCATGATTGTCCTCCACATGATACTGATGAAACTCACCATTGTTCTTAACCTTCTTCTTTGTTAAGTGATTCTCAAGGTATGTTTTTTGAAGAATCAAATCGCCTGTATAACTATTGTTCTTTAGGATTTGAAGAAGGGAACCATAACTCCATAATTTAGAGTGCATCGGTTTGATGCCTTCTTGATTGAGTTGTTTCGTAATGGCAAGTATTCCTAAACCGCCTATATAGAGGTTGAATATTCTTTGAATCACTTCCGCTTGTTCAGGAACCACAATGAAGTTCTTATTTACCACTTTGTATCCGTAGAAGTCTCTAGCACCCCATGAAATACCCTTTTCGAAATCCTTCTTGATTCTCCACTTCATGTTTTCACTCACCGATCTCGCTTCTTCTTGGTAGAAACTCGCAAGCAACGTCAGCATAAACTCACCATCCGTCGATAAAGTATGCAAGTTTTGTGATTCGAAATAGACATCAACACCTAATGCATTCATTTCCCTAATTGTTCGAATCACTGTTTCTGTATTTCTACCAAACCTGCTGATTGATTTCGTAATGATTAAATCGATTTTCCCAGCCTTTGCATCTTCCACCATGCGTTTGAATTCGGGACGATCTTCCTTCGTCCCACTGATGCCTTCATCTGCATACACACCTATAAACTGCCATTTGGGATTTGAGCTTATCAACTTGTTGTAATGACTAACCTGGCTAGAAAGCGACTGAAGCATGGCTTCTTTTTCTGATGAGACCCTGGCATACGCACAGACTCTTTGCAACTTAAATATCTGTTCATCAGCATCGATTTTATTGATTCTTTTTCTCACTGTATCACTCCTTTTTTGTATTACCATATATCACTCTTTTGGCTTCAATTATCAAGTCATTAAGCTTAAAAATGCTATTAGGTTTGATACAATGTTTTTTGGCTAAATGTGTCTCAGCTTTGATGAAATCTTCTTCATCGATGATGTTCCTAATAAACATCGTTTCCATAACTTTGATGCCATTCACATATCTATTCAAATTGTCCATGTTCATTTGGTTTTCCCCCTTTCTTTTGAGAATTCCAATAATCGTATCTGCAAGAATCGTTGCAGTATACTTTTCTTTTCTTACCTTCAACAAAGTTTAACTTTTTGCCACAAAATTTGCAGATTGCACCTTCATCCTTTTCCCTGAGTGCATTTCGCACTGAACCGATAGATATGTTTAGCTCACTTGCAATCTTTTTGTACCCGATACCTTGTTCATTCATCTGTGTGATTTGATTTTTGATTTCTGCTCTCATGTATATTACCTCCTAAATCTAAGTCCGCAGAAATCGTGTAAAAGTTCGGGTTATTATAGTATTTTTTATAATATTTTCTTTATTGCAACTAGGTTATAGTTTTTTGCATCAAAAAAGACCTCCGAGATATTATTCCCAGAGGTCAGTTTCTATTTCTTTAATTGTTCTTGGATGAGTTTTTCCGCTTCCGACAGAGTCGCTCTTCCTTGCATTTTATTACTAAAGGAAATGTAATCATTGATGATTGCTTCAATCTTTGACTGGTTTGTCTCTACAAACTCAACAGCTTTTTCTGTAGAACCAGTGATATTACTTACCCACTCACTCAGTCTCGAAACGACAGCGAGTTTCTTATCATCCCCAGTAAGGTACGCCTCACCTTTAACTTTTGCGAGCTGATTCTTTTCTTCTACAATCAAGATAAACTCTTTGATAGCCTTTTGAACGCTTGCATCAAAGACGATATCCTTTGCTTTGATAACTAAGTCGGTGACGTTATCAGCTGTGTTTTTTAAATCTTTCTTTACTTCTTTGATCACCTCAGAAAGTGGTTGATCTTTACTCATTTTTGATGTCACATAAAGTGCCAACAATAATAGGGAAGTGATGAGTAAAATAATTTCAAGTGTTGTCATTCTCTTTGCCTCCTAAGCGATTATAGATATTGACTTGCGAATCTTCCAATCTCGATACACGATGTTCTAGGACGTTGACATCCTTCTTTAGTGACTTGATGTCCTGCGAATGCATTTCAAGGAGATTTAGCATTTTAATGTTTTGCTTTTCTATCGTCTGCAAATTCGTCAAGATTTCATCGTTGTTTGTTTTGTTTTTCTGTTCTTGGCGGTTGAATTGCTTGATGGTGGTCAAGATGACTACGACCATTGTTACAATCCAATACACCAAATTTTCCATTCTAAATAGACTGAGTAGGTTATCCCAGTTCATCCTTCATCACCTTATCCTTGTAGTTTTCTATGTAAGCTAGGGCTTCCCTTAATAACGGCATGTATTCTAAGCCTTTGCTATTGTTCCAGTTCTTTTTGTATTCAATCATGTATGTATACCATGGCTCGTGGACAACATGTCGATACCTTCCGGTTTCATCAACATGATCCAAGATTCCACGAACCCTAAAAATGTGATAATGCGACTTTTGTGGTTCTGGATAATCAATACGCATGTTGTAATGCTCCACAAAACTTTCCAAGAACAACCCAAGCTTTCCTGTTAAATCAACGTTCTTGTATGCTTCATATTCATCTCGATAGCTCTCATTTAAGTAAATTAGGTTATCCTTTTCTGATAGAACTTCATCGATATAGGCACGATCGTATAGAGGAACTGTTGGATCTAAGTTTTGTTTCTTTAAATAAACATCTCTTCCGTATGCAAAAATATCAAGTTCACCCAGACTCAAGTGAACATTACCTTTGAAACCATCAAGCACCACAGTCACATCATCATCGCTATTTTCATCATTTAATCCAAAGGCTAACGAGCCACAGTAGTAGACAAACATCACAGTCGTATTTGGAAAGATGCCTTGAATGATTTCTAGAATACTTTCTTTATTCAGCGGTTTCGGTTTCACTTGGAGCATTTGCTGTACCTTCCACAACTTCAAAATCATCGATTGAGTCATCAAAACCAACCACATTATCTTTTAGCCATTGATAGCCTTGTATGATTGGACTCGCTTCACTAAATAGATAAAAATCTGATTCAGGAATCTCTATATCGATTTCTTCTAGTGGTGCACTGTGATTTGCACGAGCTTCTTTACTGTGATAGGAAGCAACACAGATAACTGCTTTCTTTGCTACATAGTTGATGTTGAATGCAATAATCCGGTGATAGGATAAAGAAACTCCAAACTTAGAGTTCATTTCTTTAATAATAGCCATAGTATGCCTACTTTCTTGCCGTGCGATAAATCGTCACAGAGATTAAATCAGGTGAACCCAGATTAAGTCCTGGATTGATGTAGAGGTTACCAATGGTACCATTGATAGTATGTGTAAAATCGACCATCGTGAGTGTTGCATTCCCTTGACCTGTCACAGAAGTGATGGCTTTCCCATAAGCAATCCATTGTTGTGTATCAGATAATGAAGTTGCGAAGGTTGGTGACAATTCGAAATCAATCACCTTTGAAATACCACTCGTAAGGGTAACTCCGGATGAGTGGACATCTGGAATCGTAAAGGATGAGGTGTTTCTTGCAGAAGTCTTTGTGATAGTACTAACAACATCGTTTGAATATGTCGAAACATATGATCCTAGCAGATTCGATAATCCCGAAGTACGATAGTAAATGAGTGTCGATGATGAGTCAACCGATGTACCTTGAGTCGTTGCAATAACATGAACTTTATAGATATATGCTGGATCAAACACCAATGAAGCACTGTGTGTATATGTTATTCCTTCATAAGAATATACAAGCTCAAGCTCTCCGCCCACCTTCACTACAGACGTTGAATTTCGGGCATATAGAGCATTGTTAGTGTAATCAAAGGCTAACTCCCCAACGTAGGAAAGGTTCGCTGTAGAGGGCTTTGTGGTGCCACGTTTGACCCGAAGT